AAACCACAAAAAGTGTTGAGCTTACTATTAGTTCAGTAGTACCTGCCGACAGAAAATTATTTTGTGCTCCGACTGTAGGAACAGCTACTTTACCACAAGCCGGTATTAAAGCCGGAATGGTTATTATAAATGCAAATGGTTTTGGGAGAGTAATAGAAACAGTAGCTGATGATTTTATTATTGTAAACACATCAGGTAACTTTTTTGGAAACCAAAAAATATTTGCTTACGCAGCAAAAACTGATGGAGTTTTACTTTATATAGGAAGAGCTTCTGCACAGCAAACTTTTGTACAAGCAGAAGTTGAAACAGCAGGAGGAGAGACCGTAAACTTTCAAGTGCCTGTTGACTCCCTACCTTATGTACTACCGGTTCAAGTAACAAAAGTTAATACTATACAAAGTGCGATAGGTGATTCAATATTATACTTATTTTAAGATGGATTATTGGACAGCAGATAACACTACAGGGATTGAAAATTTGGAAGTAAAATATGAAGTAGTGTCATGCAGTTCGAAGATTTAAAACTTTACGGAATCAACTCTAGCGTCTTCGCAATATCTTTTACTGAGATAGAAATGGCATTGAAAATTATCCTCCTTATAGCAACCATCGTTTACACAGTCCAAAAAATTTACCAAAACTCCAAGAAAGATAAAAGCTAGTGGCTAGAAAAGTTTTATTTACTTATTCTTTTCGTCACAAAAAAAAGAGACCCGGTGTTCATTCCAAGAATGCAAGTCGGAGTCAAAACGCATATAAGAAAAAATATATAGGACAAGGAAGATGAGAGATATAGATAAAATTATTTTACATTGCTCAGCAACACGAGAAGGAGATGATTCTGTTGATGTTGAAGTAATAGACCGATGGCACAAGGCTCGTGGATGGCGAGGTTGTGGATATCATTTTGTAATACTAATTAATGGAACCATTCAGTTTGGAAGAATGGTTGACGAGATTGGAGCTCATGTGAAGAACATGAATAAAAATAGCATAGGTGTATGTTATATCGGTGGAGTTGAGAAAGATGGTAAAACACCTAAGGACACAAGAACAATCGAGCAAAAAGAAAGTATGCTGAATTTGTTGTTGTTTTTAAAAAAATGTTTTCCCGATGCAACCATTCATGGACACAATGAGTTTTCTAGTAAAGCGTGTCCAAGCTTTGATGTGAAATCTAATTACAGTATGTTATGAAACAGTTATTAAGTAAAATATTTGGTGGAGCCGGAACTAATGTAGCAGAAGGTTTGTCAAACATAGTTGATAAGTTTGTACACACCAAAGAAGAAAAAGCTCAGTTTGAAAAAGAAATGACAGAGCTTTTTATGAGTCATGAATCTGAAATGGAAAAGAATATTACAGAAAGATGGAGAACAGATATGACTTCTGACTCTTGGCTTTCAAAGAATGTAAGACCTATGGTTCTTATATTTTTGGTTGTATCAACTGTACTGCTAGTTTTTATAGATGCAGGAGTTATACATTTTGAAGTAAAAGCCAATTGGGTGGATTTACTTCAGCTTGTTTTAATAACTGTAATATCCGCATATTTTGGCGGAAGGTCATTTGAAAAGATAAAAAATAAAAAATAGTATCTTTGTATAAATTAAATTAAATAATCATGAGTGAAGAAGTAAAATTAACTGAAGAAGAATTAAAGTCTCTGAGAGAGGCAACTGATTCTTTAAACAAAGTAAAGTTAGCTTTAGGTAACCTAGAGGTTCAAAAGCTAGAGTATTATGGTCAAATAAATGCTTTGACCCAACAGTTTAATAAGTTAGAGTTAGAACTTATAGAAAAATATGGAAAAGACTCTGTCATTAATATACAGACAGGGGAAGTAAAAAAGAAATAATATGGCTAAAATATCTACCTATGTAATTGATTCCACACCTCAACTTAATGATAAAGTTATTGGTACGGATGTTAATGATAATAATATAACTAAGAACTATACCATAGGTGATATCATAAGTTTAGTTCCACCAATTCCAAGTGTAGTTACAGATTTATTTGTTCCTATATCCAATGGAGTTGATTATGTGGATTCAGTAATAACACAAGATTCCACAACCGCACCAACTAAAATTAATGTTAATGGATTAATTGGAATAACCGGGACAGGTCAATCAGTTTACATTGGTGATGGTGCAGGAGTTAGTGACGCATTTACTTTTGGCAAGAATGTAGGAGTGGGTCAGGGAGCATTAAGTAGTTTTACAGCAGGATTTTTTGGTCAAGATGAGGATGGAGTAAATATAGCTATTGGTCATAATGCCTTGAATGCCACTACAACCGGAACTAATAATATTGCCATTGGTGGAGGCTCACTTGCATTTAATGTTCAAGGATTTAATAATGTTGCTATTTCTAAAAATGCTTTAGGCGATGACACAGTACAATATATCGGAAATAATACATCTATAGGTGTTGGGTTTTCTGCAGGTAATCCAAGTCCAACCTCTCTAATAAACCCTAATTTTGTTGGTCATGTCGGAGGTGTTTATGTGGGTCATCAAGCATTTGCTGATTTTTCAGTAGATGAAAACGCCACAACCATAGAGGGAAATACAGTTATAGGAAGGAGAGCATTTAGAAATGCAGGACTAGGGGGCGACAAAAGATTAACCTCCTTTGAAAAGAACACGATTATTGGTGACAATGCTGCAATCAATTTAGACACAGCCGTTACTATAAATGATACTCCTTTTACTGTAAGTGAAAATATTTACATAGGTAGAAACGCAGGGGCTAACAACGACCCCGGTAGTAATTCCATTATAAGTGGTAATGTAATAATAGGAAAACTTTTTGGCGGCTCTCATGATATTGGTAACATAGTTATATCTGCAGGTAGTACAGGTAATAAAACAAACAGCCTTGGAGTTGCGGGTGCAGGTGCAACTGATTCTACTATTGCTAGAAATAATATAATACTAGGTTCTAATAATAAGGTTTTTGGTAATAACAATATTGCCATAAATATGTATTCCGATGGACAACCAAGTGACCCAAGTCAGGTTCAAATAGGACAAAATGTAAGCGGTGGAACTGCTTACCCAACCACGGAGAATGTTGTATTGGGCTCTTATGCTATTAAAATATTAGAAGGTGCTGCAGAGTTTGCTAATAAAAACACTCTTATAAACAGTCAGGCGATAAAAATTGACGCTAATGGTAGTAACAACTCAAATAACAATCTTGTTTTAAACAGCTTCGGTTCCTCACCGGCAGACCCAACAATAATTCAAGGGCAGAACAATACATTGTTAAATGCTTCTAGTTTTGCAATAGGTGGTCAGCCCCTCGTAGGAAATGACAACTTCGTTGTTGGAACAAGTGGCAGTGCTATAGCCGGTGCGAACTCAAGCAACAATGTAATCCTTGGCTCATCAACAATTACAATGGTATCAGCCAATGATACTCCTATTACAGGTAATGTTGTTGTTAATGGTTCTACTATTACTCTTACTAATACTCTAGCTGCCACAGACAGTAACAACACTAGAAATAATTATGTGCTAGGATGTAGAAATATAGAGATGACAGATTCAGGTCGTAACTTTATTTTTGCAAGTGAATTTTCAAATCCAACTTCATTTGAGTTTAATAATCACAACTTCCTGTTTGGGATTACTAGCTTCAATGGAGCTCAACAGTCAAGTATTTCATCCGGGTCTGATTATAACTTCTTGTTTAACGCTGATGATGTTACATTAAGCGGTGCTAGTAATGTGGTATTTGGACAAATGGGTGCCACAATTGATGGAGATAAAAATACCATATTAAATGCATCCGGAAGTGTTACCGGCAATAGTAATGTTGTTTTAGCCGGTACTCAACACACTGTTTCAGGAAGTAATAATATTGTGAGTGGTAATAGTTGCCGTACACAAAGTAGCACAGCAAGAAGCTTGAATATAGGTAACAATAATGATATAGGTTCATCAGGTGCAGCTAACAATAGTGTAGCTATAGGTAATAACATTGATATTAGCTCCGGTGCCAACAATGCTGCTTTTGGTAACGGTATCACTGTAACAAGTTCAACAAACTCTTTTACTGTAGGAAAAAACAATGATGACTCAAAAGTTAACACTCAAGGTAATCCATGTTTACAAGTAGGTGTTGGGCAGAATTTAACTGCAAGAAGAAATGCCTTAAACATTGTCAACACATCGGGTCCTTTATTTGGAGTTATTTACATGGACCAATTGGTTGCTCAAGACTACCCAAATGATGCAGATGCAGCAGCAGCAGGAATCGGACTAGGAGGATTATATCATACTGCCGGAGTAGTAAGAATAAATATTACCCCGTAATTTAATTTTAAATTAAATGGACATTCGAAAAATCTCAGTAGGTCCTGATTATAAATCAGGAGGTATGCATTATATAGTTGGGCAGTCTGTTCTAAACGGTGGCTACGAGATTCATTTAATTAAATACAACCAAGAAGAAGACGCATATCAGATTTTTATATTAGACACAAGCGAAGGTGAAGTTTTGTTGTGGAAGCAATTTAATTCTACTATGCCCGTTACTCTTGAGTTTAATATAAATTTTTAATGAAGTCACCTACTCAATTTCTTGTCAAACCCAAAGAAAACAAAAGATATAGCAATACAAAAAAAATAGAAGCAATAGATTTGATTCTTGACACTTCAGAAGAATCTGCTTCGTTCTCAAATAGAGAAGCCGTAGTTATTGAAACTCCAATCATGTATAATGGTCCTGTTGAAAAAGGCGACACTCTTTTGGTTCACCATAATGTTTTTAAGTTCTACAACGATATGTATGGAAACAGACAAAGCGGCAAGAGTTATTTCAAAGACAATACTTTTTTTGTGGATGAAACTCAATATTATATGTATTATAAAAATAATAAGTGGAACGCTATTGAACCATTTTGTTTTGTTGCACCTTTACCGGCAAAAGAAACTTATATATACAAACCTTTTTCTAACGAGCCGCTTATGGGTATAATGGAATATCCGACAGAATCTATTATGAAACATGGAATAAAAAAAGGAGATATAGTTACCTTTATGCCGGACTCAGAGTATGAGTTTAGATTTGATAATAATAAATTATATAGAATAAGAAATAAAAATATAGTCGCATATGAATCTGAAAGAAACTAAACTTAAAATAATAAATGCAGGATATCGAGCTGTTGAGCAACTTATAAAGGTTGCAAAAGAAGATATAATAAAACCTGACCCGGATGATGAGTTGGCTGCGGATAGATTAAAAAACGCTGCCGCCACAAAAAAATTATGTATTATGGATGCTTTTGAAATACTTAACAAGATAGAAGCAGAAAAAGAAGCCTTAGAAATTGTAAATGAACCCTCTCGTTCCAAACAAGGTTTTGCAGAAAGAAACTCTAAATGATAAAAGAATTAAAAAATTATATACCAAAATCAGTTCTTGTAAATAAAAACAGGGCTAGAACTTGGCTGTATGGTTATAATTTAAAATATGACTTGGTCATTATTTCAAGAACAGGGCAAATAGGAAAAGTAATAGAGATATCAAATGTTAGGATTGGATTGCCTAAGACCCCAAAAGAAGTATATAAAAGACACGAAAAAAAATATGAACAGTATTGGGAAAGAAGAGAGACACCAAAACAATTAGATAAAATTCGTTCTATATTTCAGTGGAATGAAATGCCAAGAGATTTTAAAAATCGTTGGGTAGATTATATAGAAAAAGAATTTGAATATCGTGATGAAGGATATTGGTTTTACAACAATGGAAAGCCAACATATATAACAGGCTCACATTATATGTATCTGCAATGGACAAAAATAGATGTAGGGTATCCTGATTTCAGAGAAGCGAATAGAGCTTTGTATTTATTTTGGGAAGCGTGTAAGGCTGATTCAAGAAGTTATGGAATGATATATCTTAAAATTAGAAGGTCAGGTTTTTCATATATGAGTTCTTCGGAATGTGTTAACAAAGCCACGATATCAAAAGATTCTAGAATAGGTATACTCTCCAAAACAGGAGCAGATGCAAAAAAAATGTTTACAGACAAAGTAGTTCCCATATCAAATAGTCTTCCGTTCTTTTTCAAACCAATTCAAGATGGAATGGACAAACCCAAATCTGAACTAGCATATAGAGTTCCTGCATCAAAGATTACAAAGAAAAATATGCATGAGGTTTTTGAAGATGATTTAGAAGGTTTGGATACAACTATAGATTGGAAAAACACTGACGACAACTCTTATGATGGAGAAAAACTTTTACTGCTAGTCCATGATGAAAGTGGTAAATGGATAAAACCTAATAACATTCTAAATAATTGGGGTGTTACAAAAACCTGTTTAAGATTGGGTAGTAAGATTATTGGAAAATGTATGATGGGCTCCACTTCTAACTCATTAGAAAAGGGTGGAGATAATTTTAAAAAACTTTTTGAAAGCTCAGATGTTTTGAATCGAAATGCAAATGGTCAAACTAAAAGTGGATTGTATTCTTTATTTATACCTATGGAATGGAACATGGAGGGCTTTATAGATAGATATGGACAACCTGTATTAGAAAAACCAAAGGTAGAAATACAAGGAGTTGATGGGGACTATATATATTCAGGAAGTATAGATTATTGGAAGGCTGAAGTAGATTCACTGAAAAATGATGCAGATGCTTTGAATGAATTTTACAGACAGTTTCCTCGAACTGAAGCTCACGCTTTTAGGGATGAAAGCAAGTCGTCTATATTTAATCTAAGTAAAATATATCAACAAATAGATTTCAATGATTCTTATATTAGAGAACATAACATTACGCAAGGAAAGTTTGTTTGGCAAAATGGAGTCAAAGATAGTTCAGTAGTATGGATACCCACCAAGCAAGGTAGGTTTCATATTTCTTGGTTACCGGCAGTTCACATTCAGAATAATTTTACTGAACGAAATGGATTAAAATATCCCGGCAATGAACACTTGGGAGTGTTTGGATGTGACTCCTATGATATTAGTGGGGTAGTTGGAGGTGGAGGCTCTAATGGAGCTTTGCATGGCTTGACTAAATTTTCTATGGATGAAGCACCAAGTAATGAGTTTTTTCTTGAATATATAGCTCGACCTCAAACAGCAGAATTATTTTTTGAAGATGTTTTGATGGCGTGTGTGTTTTACGGTATGCCGATACTTATAGAAAACAACAAGCCTAGGTTGTTGTATCATTTTAAAAATAGAGGTTATCGAAGATTTTGTTTGAACAGACCTGATAAACATAAAAGTAAATTATCCAAATCAGAAAAAGAATTAGGCGGTATCCCCAACACAAGTGAGGAAGTAAAACAAGCTCATGCCGCAGCGATTGAATCTTATATAGAAAAATATATAGGATTAGATACAGAAGAAGTATTTAGACCTAGTGATGAAATGGGAACGATGCCTTTTAATCGTACTCTTTTGGATTGGGCTAAATTTGATATTAACAATAGAACCCGTTATGATGCCTCGATTAGCTCAGGTTTAGCTATTATGGCTAATCAGAAGCATTTATATACGCCTGAAAAAAAAGAGTCAAAAATAAAGATTAACTTTGCAAGGTATACTAACACGGGTATAAAAAGCGAATTAATTAGATGAAAGATGTTAAAATAGATATTAAGTCTGCCGCTTTTCCTGACCAATTTGTTTCAGATGCTGAAAAGGCAACAGATGAGTACGGATTAAAGATAGGACAAGCCATACAATACGAATGGTTTCGTAGGGATGGAATGAGCTGTCGATTCTACAACCAATTCAGACAATTCCATAGATTGCGTTTATATGCAAGAGGAGAGCAATCAATTAGAAAATACAAAGATGAATTAGCTATTGATGGTGATTTATCTTATCTAAATTTAGATTGGACACCTGTTCCTGTAATACCAAAGTTTGTCGACATAGTTGTAAACGGAATGTCAGATAGACTTTTCAAAGTAAATGCTTATGCACAAGATGCTATGTCTCAAGCCAAAAGAAGCAAGTATCAAGACATGGTAGAAGCTCAAATGGTTTCTAAAGATTTTTTACAACAAATAAAACAAAACTCAAGCATTGACCCATTTACAGTTTCACCTGAAGAACTTCCTAATAGTGATGAAGAGTTGTCTTTGTATATGCAGCTTAATTATAAGCCATCAATAGAGATTGCGGAAGAAGAAGCAATTAATACTCTTTTTGAAGAAAACCATTACATTGATTTAAGAAAAAGAGTAGATTATGATATCACGGTTTTAGGTATCGGTGTAGCAAAGCACGAGTTCTTACCGGGCTCAGGAGTTAAAATAAGTTATGTTGACCCGGCTAATATAGTATATAGTTATACTGAAGACCCCCACTTCAAAGATTGTTTTTATTGGGGAGAAGTAAAAACACTACCCATGACTGAGCTTTTAAAAATTGACCCCACATTAACAGATGAGCAATTAGAAGAAATAAGTAAGTATAGTCAAAATTGGTATGATTATTATAATGTAGCACAGTATTATGAAAACGATATGTTTTATAGAGATACTTGTACATTACTGTACTTTAACTATAAATCTACCAACAAGATTGTATATAAGAAAAAAATATTAGAAACAGGTGGCAGCAAGGTTATAGAAAAAGATGACCAATTCAATCCCCCGGATGCTGCAATAGATGAAGGAAGGTTTGAAAAAATAGAAAAAACAATTGATGTTTGGTATGATGGCGTTATGGTTATGGGTACAAACATCCTTTTAAAATGGGAGTTGGCTCATAATATGGTGAGACCAAAATCAGCAAGTCAACACGCACTGCCTAATTATGTGGCTGTAGCACCTAGAATGTATAAAGGTGTGGTTGAGTCTTTAGTAAGAAGAATGATACCTTTTGCTGATTTAATTCAACTTACTCATTTAAAATTACAACAAGTGATTGCCAAGGTAGTTCCTGATGGAGTATTCATTGATGCAGATGGTTTGAATGAAGTAGATTTAGGAACAGGTAATGCGTATAATCCTGAGGATGCTTTGCGTTTGTATTTCCAAACAGGTAGTGTTATTGGAAGAAGTTACACACAAGATGGGGACTTCAATCAAGCAAGAGTTCCTATAAAAGAAATAGCAACAAACTCAGGTGCAAGTAAAACTCAAATGCTTATTGCAAATTACAATCATTACTTAAATATGATTAGAACAGTAACGGGTCTCAATGAAGCTAGAGATGGAAGTACGCCTGACCCTAACTCTTTAGTTGGTTTACAAAAACTTGCAGCATTAAATTCTAATGTAGCAACTCGTCACATTCTTGACGGGTCTCTATATATATATAGAACATTAGCCGAAGCTTTGACATACAGGGTTGCAGATATATTAGAATATTCAGACTTCAAAGATGATTTTGTAAATAAAATTGGAAAATATAATGTCAGCTTGTTGGATGATATATCTGATTTATATATATATGATTTTGGAATTTTTATAGAGGTCGCACCGGATGAAGAGCAAAAGGCACAGCTTGAGCAAAATATTCAAATGGCATTATCTAAGCAGGATATTAATTTAGAAGATGCCATCGACATTAGAGAGCTTAAAAATATAAAACTTGCCAATCAGTTGCTTAAATTAAAAAGAAAGCAGAAAGAAGAAAAGCAACAGCAAATGGAAATGCAGAAGCAACAGCAACAAGCTCAAATCAATATGCAGTCTCAACAGATGGCAGCACAAGCTGCAATGCAAAAACAACAAATGGAAGTTCAAGGCAAGATGCAACTGAAACAAGCAGAGATTGCTTTTGAAATAGAAAAGATGAAAAATGAAGCTCAGTTAAAATCACAGTTGATGGCTGAAGAGTTTAGTTACAATCAACAGTTGAGAGGAATGTCAGAACAAGCCTTGGCTTTTAGAGAAGGTGCTAGAGAAGAAGCAAAGAAGCAAAGAATATCCCAACAAAATACAGAGCAGTCAAAACTAATAAATCAAAGGAAAAACAATCTACCTCCACAGAACTTTGAGTCCAATGAAGATAGTTTAGATGGTTTTGATTTAGCTGAATTTGACCCAAGATAGCTGAAAAAAATACATAAAAATATTTATTAACTTTGTTTAAAATTTAATTCAATGGATATAAAAGTAAAAGACATTGGGGTAAAGGAAGAAAAGTCTTTATCTCAAAAAGAAGAAGAAGTAATTAATAATGCTTCAGAAGATGTTAAAGAAACAAGTGCTCCCGTGGAGCAAGTGGATACAAGCAATGAGAGTGCCACCCCCACACAAGAGCAAGAAAGTGTACAGCCGGAAAGCGAAACACAAGAAAATATAACTCAGTCCTCGGAGTTAAAAGAGGAAGATGTTCTTAGATATATTAAGAATACTTATGACAAAGATGTCAGTTCAGTAAATGATTTGTTTACTGAAAAAGAGAAGCCTCAGGAATTACCTGAAGATGTCTCAGCATTTTTGGAATACAAGAAAAAGACAGGTCGTGGATTTGAAGACTATGTTAAATTAAACAGAAACTTCAAAGACATGGATGAAACGCAGCTTCTGCGTGAATATTATCAAGCAACTGAAGAGGATTTAGATGCTGAAGATATTCAATACATGATGGAAGACTTTGCTTACGACAGTGAGGTTGATGAAGAAAATGTAATTAAAAAGAAGAAGTTAGCGTTTAAAAAAGAGATTGGTAAGGCTCGTAAGTTTTTTGAAGAGCAAAAGGAGATGTACAAGGAGCCCCTTGAGTCAAGCACGGCAACTTTCTCCAAAGAGCAGGAAGAACAACTTGCAGCGTATAACCAATATGTTAAGGATGCTCAAACCTATGAAGAAGAATTTAAAAGGAAGCGAAATTGGTTTTTAGAAAAAACCGATGAGGTTTTCGACACAGAGTTCAAAGGTTTTGACTTTAAAGTTGGAGAAGACAAAGTATTAACTTTTCTACCTTCTAAGGATGTTGAGGAAATTAAAAAGGTAAATTCAGAAGGCAACTTCTTTACGGAGATGTACATGGACAAGGATACCGGATTAATTAAGGATGCATCGGGATACCATAGGGCGTTATCCGTAGCGAGAAATCCTGACAGGTTTGCTAAGTTTTTTTATGAACAAGGCAAAGCTGATGCAACAGAGGATGTGACTAAAAAAATTAAAAATGTCAATATGACAACAAGGTCAGCTCCTCAGGTTGTTAAAAAGGATGGAATGACAATTAGAGCACTCAATCCAAGTGAGGGTAGGGGGCTCAAGATTAGAAGTAAAAAGTAAATTAATATTTAAAAATTAGAAATAATGGCAGGAAATTTTGCAGCAAGTCCAACATTCTCGTTGCAGCCATCGGCTCAACAAGTTCCGTTGTCGACTAATTATATTACCAACTTTGATTTCTTAAATCAGTATCTTCCTGATACATATGAAAAAGAATTTGAAAGATATGGTAACAGAACACTTTCAGCATTTTTAAAAATGGTGGGTGCAGAAATGCCTTCTAATTCTGACCTTATTAAATGGGCAGAACAAGGAAGGTTACATATCAAATATGAAAATGTAACATCAGCTCAAGCAGCAGGTTCTAACACAGCTACATTAACAGTTAATGATTCAGCTATTGGTAGTAACCCTGTTGGTACTGTAATTACAGGTGAAAATCCTTATTCAGCACAAGGCGGTATCGCAGTAAGAAAAGGACAAACAGTTGTAATTTCAGATAATGCAGGTGGTGGTGAAAACAAAGCAGTTGTAACTGCGGTAGATACAGCGAACAGCACATTCTCCGTAGCATACTATGAGGCAGCAGGTCAAGTTGCAGCTTTAGGGGCAGCTACTACAGTTTTCATTTACGGTTCAGAATTTGAAAAAGGTAAAGCAGGAATGGAAGGTTCCTTACAATCAGATGACTACATCTTTGAAAACAACCCAATCATCCTAAAGGACACTTACTTAGTTAATGGTTCTGATATGGCTCAAATTGGTTGGATTGAAATTTCAACAGAAGACGGTGGTTCAGGATACCTATGGTACTTAAAGTCTGAGCATGAAACAAGGCTAAGATTTGATGATTACTTAGAAACAGCAATGATAGAAGCAGTACCTGCAGAGGCAGCTTCAGGAGCAGTTGGAGAAGGACTCATCGGTTCAGAAGGTGTTTTCCACGCAGTTGGTACAAGAGGTAACTTATGGACAGGAGGTAATCCTGATGCATTAGCTGACTTCGATGCAGTTATCGACAGATTAGACAAGCAAGGTGCAATTGAGGAAAATGTAATTTTCTTAAACAGACAGTTCGGTTTCGATATTGACGATATGTTAGCAGCTCAAAACTCTTACGGAGCAGGTGGTACATCTTATGGACTATTTGACAACGATGAAGAGATGGCGTTAAATTTAGGTTTCACAGGATTCCGTAGAGGTTATGACTTCTACAAGTCTGATTGGAAATATCTAAATGACCCAACAATGAGAGGCGGAATCAGTGGCACAGGTGCGATTAACGGTTTATTAGTACCGGCAGGTTCTACAAGTGTTTACGACCAAGTTCTTGGTAAAAATGCGAAGAGACCTTACCTTCATGTAAGATATAGAGCTTCAGAAACTGAAGATAGAAGATATAAGACATGGATTACAGGGTCAGCAGGTGGAGCAGCTACTACAGACATTGATGAGATGAGAGTTAACTTCTTATCAGAAAGATGTGTTTGTGTAATGGGTGCGAACAACTTTGTATTATTCGAAGACTAATACAAACCCTAAATGATACGGGAGCCTACGGGCTCCCTTATCTTTTTAATAAAATTTAAATTTAATATAATGAAAGTAAAACAAGAATTAAAAGACCGAGTCTATAGACTCACAAGGAATGCAGCTCCATTGAGCTTCATGTTACCTTCAAAAAGTTCAAAGCGTAAACCACTTCTTTGGTTTGATGAAGAACAAGGAATCAATAAAGAATTAAGATACGCAACCAATCAAAAGAGTCCATTTAAAGAAGAGCAAGACGGCAACGCTATAGTTACTCCTATTGTTTTTGAAGATGGATTACTTCGAGTTCCAAAAACAAATCAAGCCCTACAAACATTTTTATCTTATCATCCGTTAAATGGTGTGAAGTTTGAAGAAGTAGATTTAGCAAAAGACGCAGCTACACAAGTGGAAAGTTTAAATACAGAAGTAGATGCATTGATAGCTGCTAAAGAACTTACTTTAGAGCAAATGGAAATGATAGGTAAGGTTATCTTATTTGGAAATGTTTCTAAAATGTCTAGCTCAGAATTGAAAAGAGATATTTTGATATATGCCAAAAACTATCCAAAAGAATTTTTGGCTGCAATATCCGACCCTGAGATACATTTAAATTCAACAGTTCAAACTTTCTTTGATGAAAAATTATTAATATTTAAAAATCAAAAGAAAGATGTGTATTTTAATTTGCCGGGAAATAAAAAGAGATTGATTCAAATTCCATTTGGCGAAGACCCTGTATATGTTTTATCGTCCTATTTTAAAACAGATGAGGGGGTTGACAAACTAGAATACTTGGAAAAAAAGCTTGGATAAAAGTTGTATATTTGTTTTTTATTAACTCATAAAATTTTTTAAATTATGAATAAGTATGCAAGTATCGCCGTTGATGGCGGATTAGTAGAGCAATTTTCATTAAAAGACATCGCATCGTGCTATTTAGATAGTGCAGATGATATAGTCATAGACTATAATGGTGGCTCTCAAGTGAAACTTGCTTCGGCTGCGGCATTAGTCCAAGCTGATGTAGACATCGTATTTGGTGTCATTAAAAGTGCCCAACAACAAAAATGGACACAAGTATTATATAGTATACCGGCATTAAGCGAACCGGTAAACGCCTTTACATTCACCTTTTAAATCTTAGAAATTATGAATAAATTTTTAGTTATCGGAGATTACAATTTTGGTGCTGATGTATTATATGTAGATGGAACCTCCAACTTAGGAGATATTGTTTTCAATTATCATGACAAAAAAGTCACCGCAACAGGAAGTGGAGCTCCTTTTACTGCAAACGATATAGCGGCAATCAATGCTGCTATTGTAAAAGTTTGGGGACAAGGCTATACGGACGCAACCATTGATGTAACTCTAAGTCAAGCAATAACAGCTATTTCATAAAAATATTGTTATTGAAAGTTTAAGAAGAGGACTAAAAAACAGTCCTCTTTTTTTTTGTTTATCTTTGTAAAAAAGATTTATAGATGATAAATTCAGTTAGACAAACTGTCTTGTCTATTCTTAACAAGAATAATTACGGGTATATATCTCCAAGTGATTTTAATTTGTTTGCCAAACAAGCACAGTTAGATATATTTGAAGATTACTTTTACCAATACAATTATCAAATCAATAAAGAAAATTCAAGACAATCGGGAACAGGATATGCGGATATCAAAAAGGGTTATGAAGAGGTTATTGATACTTTTGGAGTAGTCATTCCTTTGATACAGACTGTTCCGGGGTCTCCGGGTTCAAATACTTGGAATATGCCGTCTGATTATTATTTAATAAATAAAATATTATATAGGGATGGAGCTCGTCAAAATGAAGTAGAAAGAGTTCATCAAAACAAAATCACTTTATTAAATCAGTCTATGCTAACTGCCCCATCATCTCTTTATCCTGCATACACTCAAGCAGGTAGTGTTGTAACGGCATTTCCTAGCACAATCAATAATGCAGGTGATTTAACTTGTCAGTATATTCGATTCCCAAAAGACCCTGTTTGGACATACATAAACTTGTCGGGTGGAGAGCCGGTTTTTGACCAAACGGCTGCAGACTATCAAGACTTTGAATTACCACTTGATGACGAACCTACTTTGATAAGTAAAATATTACAATTTTCAGGAATGTCAATTAGAGAAATACAAGCTGTGCAGTTTGGGCAGCAACAAGAGGCTTTGGAGGACCAACAAGAAAGATAAATTATGTCATATATAACACCATATCAATATTACGAAAACGGAGGAAATCTTCCTGAGAATGCTAATTGGGGGTCTTATCAATATGTAAGCCTACAAGACATCATAACTAATTTTGAATTGATGTATGCAGGTAATCACTCTTTAGTTAATAATGAAGAAAGGTATAAGATTTTATTTCATGCAAAAAGGGCAATACAAGAATTAAATTATGATGCATTTAAGGAAATAAAAATATTAGAGCTTAATGTTTGTAAAACACTACGCTTTGTATTACCTCCTGATTATGTGAATTGGGTTCGTATATCTTGTTTTAAAAATGGCTTACTGTATCCTTTAACAGAAAACATTCAAACTAATTATTCAGATGCTTACTTACAAGACGATAAATGTAGAATTTTATTTGACCATGATGGCAATATATTAAAACCTGAAAACTCAAACCTTGACTTAGAAAGAATAACAGGAGGTTTGAAAAGTATTTATCTAAATAAGAATAGTATTTTTTACGGATATGAAGGATATTGTTGCGATGGCTATTGGTATTTTGATTACCAAATAGGTTCTCGTTTTGGTCTTAATACTGAAACAGCAAACGCAAACCCTACATTTAGAATAGATAACAAGGGCGGAGTCATAAACTTCAGTTCAGGAATGTCAGGTGAATTATGTGTTCTTGAATATGTCTCTGATGGAATGGAAAACGGAGACAACTCTAAAATTACAGTAAACAAATTATTTGAAGAATATATTTATGCATATATCGAATTTGCTATTTTAAGTTCAAAATTAGGTGTACAAGAATACATAGTAAACAGGGCGAGAAAAAGAAAAAGTGCTTTGTTGAGAAATGCGAAAATAAGAATTAGCAATATACATCCCGGAAGATTATTAATGAATCTAAGGGGTAGGGATAAATGGATAAAGTAGAATGGCAAATGTAACTAGAAATTTTGTAGCGGGTAAAATGAATAAAGGTCTTGATGAAAGACTTTTACCCAATGGTCAGTATATAGATGCTGTAAATGTTCGTTTGGGTTCTACTGAGGTTACTGAGATTGGAGCAGTTGAACTAGCTAAAGGTAACCAACAACTCACCACTCTATCATTTAACAACACACCTTTATCATCTGATGCCAAATGCATAGGGGCTTTTGAAAATGGAGAAAACGAAATTCTTTATTGGTTTGTCCATGACCCAAATTTTCCTATAGGTGCAACCGGCAAGTGCGATATGATAGTATCTTTTGATACTACAAATAACTTACTTGTATATCATGTAGTAAGTATTGATGACGGAGGCGGAATAAATACCACATTAAATTTTGATGAAAAAGAATTAGTATTAGGGGTTAATCTTATTGAAAACTTATTGTTCTTTACCGACAACTTTAATCCACCTAGATTTATAAGCACTACAAAAAACTATCCTAACCCTGTTTTAAATGTAGACCAATTTTCTGCAGAGGATATACTTGTTATAAAAAAACCCCCGGCTTTTGCTCCGGCTATTTCACCGTTACCATCTAGCTCACCAAACAATTATATGGAAGATAGGTTCTTATCTTTTGCTTATAGATATAGGTATGCAGACAATGCATTTTCTGCAACATCTCCATTCTCTCCTCCGGCTTTTATACCCGGTCCTTTTAATTTTGAGTTTGACACTTTCTTAAACGGTGGTATGTTAAATTCTACAAACATAGTTAGGATTGAATACAATACAGGTGGACCGCTAGTTGTTGGAGTAGACCTTTTGTTTAAGGACAACAGTACGAATGTAATTAAAGTTATAGAGTCTTTTAATAAAGAAGACTTAGGTTTGCCGGACAACTCAACAGAAACATATACATTTAGTAACAGTAAGGTATTTCAAGTTTTACCCGACACAGAGATATTCAGGACATTTGACAATGTGCCATTGAAAGCCAAGGCTCAAACTCTTATGGGTAACAGATTGATGTATGGAAACTATTTTGATGGTAATGATGTCGTAGATGAGTTTGGTTCTCCTGTAAAGCTAGAATATTTTACAAACTCCGTTAGTGAATTAGTAGACAACGAGTCACTAACTGTAACCTTTGAAACGGGAACTTATAATATAGACCCAACTGCTCAAGGAGAGCAAATACCTAATAGTGTTTTAGTTTTAGATTTTTCAACAGTAGATTTGGTTCAAGGAGCCGCATTTACAGTAGATGCAGATTTATCTCATGCTGACTTTACAAGCGACACATTAACAGAAACAAATGATAATATAGCAATTGATTTTACATTCTTACTTCCTGCGAGTTATAATGACGCTTTTACCATGGCAAATTCTCAAGAATTTATTGACGCTATATCTGCAGTAGAAGCAAACTTTGCAGACTCGTGTAATGGAACCTCATTAACTGACCAATACAATTGTGACGCCCTTCAAACCTTAAATGATACGGCTAATAATACTGCATATGATAAATCAGGAAGTGGTGTAGATGGATTGGGCGAAGGATTTAAAATTATTGCTTCTCAGGCAACTCCTAATATTATTAAAATACAACTTAATGCACTTGAATATACCGATACTGCAAACCCTGCCAATGTATCTTATGAGTATCAAAGTATAAGTCTTGCTACTGCAGAGTTTACTAAGATAGCAAACGCAACAAGTCTTCATAGCAACAGGGGATATGAAATAGGTATAATATATTTAGATGAATTTTCTAGGGCTACTACAGCCTTAGTTAGTGAGAATAATAATGAATATTTCCCTTGTGGAAGTTCAGTAAGTCAAAATAAAATACAAGTAGAAATACCTCCTGCTCAATTAGCTCCACCATGGGCGAAGTATTATAAGTTTTGCATTAAGCCTGATAAAGAAAATTATGACATTATATACTCAAACTTGTTTTTTGAGGATGTCACTTTAGGTTCTACATGGTTTTTACTAGAGGGTGAAAATAGCAGAAAGATAGAAGAAGGAGATGAGCTTATTGTAAAAGCTGATACTGATGGACCAATAACTCGATGTACGAGAGTAAAGGTGTTATCTAAAGAGGCGAAGGGAAGTAACTTTATTCTTCCACCCCCACTTGATGATGCAGGAAATCCTATCGGTGGTTTTGACGAAGATGGTAATGAGTTGCCCGGTGTTCCTGCAGGAACATATATGAGATTACGAACCAATCAGTTTACAACTGCATCGGGTGATAACCCTTTTCAAGAAGATAGTGCCAAGGGAAGTGCTCAAAGAGATGGTTTCTTAGGTCCACCTGAATGTAAAACTTTAAAATTACAAATAGGAAGTATAGATAACCCTGACACTCCTAGTGGTGCATATGACCCTCTTGACCCAACAACTTTTGATAGAATAGATTTAGATATACCTGCAGGTTCAACTTTAAGGGTTACAATAGATAATAAAAGAAACGGAGGTAGTGGTGATAAATGTGAATTAGTAGAATATTTAACAGATGTTACCGTGACAGCATCTCAAGATTATGCGAATGTATTTGATTTTTTTAATGCTCAGAATATTTATGGAGCCATGGTTTCAGCACAAAGTGCACGAACAGATACTAACGACTCCCCACCTGAATTAGTATATCCTGACCAAACTTTACAAAATGGGGCTCCACAAGGTTTGCCTTGTAATTCAGGTGATGTCTCAATAGCATGGACAAGAGATAATTCAGGTTCAGGCGAAAAAGGTCAACTTAGATTTCATGTTAGAAGTAGCAAGTCATGTGGTGAAAACAAAAACAGAAGAGTGAACTTGAAAATTAGCATGACGCTAATTCGTAGAAACACTTTGATTGTGTTTGAAACTGTTCCACAAGATGCAGCTCCTGACCTTTGGTATGAGAGTGCAGATACTTTTACTGTATTTCCTGATGGAACTCATGAGGGTAATGTACAATCACAAACCGCAAATCAAAATGCTATTATAGATACTGACTTTTTTAATTGTTACACTTTTGGAAATGGTGTTGAAAGCAGTAAGATAAGAGATTCTATAGTAGGTAAACCATTGGAGCTAGGTAACAGAACAACAAGCACATCCGAGAAAGAATTTGAACTAGCACATCGTTTTGCTGATATAACCTATAGTGGTGTATTTAATGCTGAAAGCAATGTAAATAAACTCAATGAGTTTAATTTAGGACTTCTTAACTTTAAAACATTAGAAGATGAGTATGGTCCTATATCTCTGATGGATGGAAGAGCTACTGATATTCTTGTGCTACAAGAGGATAAAATATCTTATGTTTTACAAGGTAAAAACTTATTAAGTGATTCAACAGGAGGGGGTGCTGTAACATCAGTCCCACAGGTTTTAGGAACACAAATAGCTCGAATAGAAGATTATGGGAATAGCAACAATCCTGAAAGTTTTGCAAAGTGGGGTGCAGATAAATTCTTTACTGATGCAAAACGAGGAGCTGTATTGCAACTTAAAGGCAGTTCGGCACAAAACGAAACTTTACAAGTAATATCTGAAACAGGGATGCGTTCTTATTTTAGAGATTTATTTATAAATAACTTTAATACATTTAAGTTAGGTGGCTATGACCCATATATGGATGAATATGTATTAAGTAATACAAATAGACAAATACCCGTTCCTGAAGTAGAGATACCATGTGGTATCACACAAAGTTTTACTTTAGGTAAAAACTTATCAGAAGAATTTTTATATAACTTAGGTTTTGATATTGGAAATGTTGAGGTGGACTTTACAGTTGTAGGATTACAAGCAGGTGAAGAAATAGAAATCACAGGTGTGTATCCTTCGCCTAACGGTCCTCAGGTTTTCAATCAAATTATAAATGCAGACGGTTCTTATGCTTTGACATTTAATAAAACTTTTGTAAATCAAAACTTACTAAAAGTTACGGTTGAAAAAGGGGGGACGGTAACGGGTCAGCCTATTGATGTAAACCTGACGGTATTTTGTCCTGATGCGGTGCAAATGAATGTAGTACAAGTGGCAATTACTAGCGACAATGAAGCAGGTAAATTTATACATGATGAATACAGATGGAACGATACCACTTTCTTGAGTGCATTACAGTCAGAACAAATAGAGTTTCAATCAGGAACAGGATTAATAGTTTCTCAATTCTCTTCTGTACAAGGAGCTCAAGGAGGAAATATAGCACCGGCTGATGGAGCAACGGTAAAAATTATCAGCAACAAGATACCTGCTTTAGGAGACGATTTTGATTTTAATATAAATAGTAACTCATTTAAGTTTTTAAGAACAAGCACTACTTATCTCAACACCCCCACAGATATTGCTAATTTATTAGCAGCCGCTAATGATATACCAAATATAACAGGTGGTGGAAATCAATTCGAAGGACAATTTACTATGCCTACATCAAACGACTCTAATTTATATTTAATATATGACTATAGAGACCCGACTGAAGCTGAGTTATGTTATTCTTCAAGCGATGCAACTGATGCTTGTTGTGGATGTTCTTCAGGTGAGACACCTTCAAATAGAGTTGCTACTCTATGTAGAAAATATACATCAGGCGGAATCACTATAGGTAACACATCCGGAAGTCCTGATACGGTAGTAATACCACCGACTAACGGTGTAACATTAAATACATTTGTGACGATAACAGGCGTCAGCAATGATTGTGAATACAGAGTTGGAGAAGAGGTTCAAGACGGAGCAACACATACTGTGAATAATATTATAGTAAGTCAAACAAATTGTAATCAAAGTGCCGGAACTTATACGGTAACAGCTACAGGAGCTGATGCAATAATAACAATCACAGATTCTTCGGGTAACACATTTACAGAAGAAATCCCTCAAACTGAAGAAAGAACTTATTGTGCGAGAGTTATATCTGTTGACCAAGGAAACCCTGTAATTAATTACACAGATTGTGGATGTTCTTCATTGAATTTAATACTAGAGAGATGTGATATATATAAGACAAACAATGTTACAGCCGAAATAATAACTGTTATAGCACAAAATAATATACCTTTGTCTGCGGTTACTATTGGTGATTTCGTAACATTAGCAGGTGTTGGTAACGCAGGGTGTATTTACGAGGTTATTGGAACAACAAATCAAGTAGCCACAGAAGTAGCTCAATCTTTTGCTAATGGTACTTGTAGTGCTGCTTGTGGAACCTATGATGTATTCAACGGAAACGCAGAACAGGTAACAATAACTTATTTGGATTGTCAGGGCAATTCAATTAATCTTATACTTCCGGGAGGTTCAAGTAGTACCATCTGTATGAGAGCCGATTCTGTTTTATCATCTGTAGCACTTATAAAATTATCAATAACATTCATAAATTGCGGATGTATAACACCTGAATAATAATATAATTATGGCAACATTAGGAACATTTTTTTTAGACGGACCAACTTTAGCAACTAGCACAACTGTTTTTACAGATGCTACTTTAACAACTGCAGCAGCAGACGGTTGGTATTCCGATTCGGTAAACTATAGACAACAAATAGGTGGTGTCTTAGGTCCTGTAGTGGCGTGTCCTTCTTGTGTTACGCCATGTGGAAGTGCTTTAACTTTTAACGGTGCTAACGGTCTTTACGAAATATCTTATGGTATAGGTAATGACATCGGTGCTATAATTGTTTATTTTGACCCGGCAAATGTTGTTGACGGTATTAGTTGTGTTTTTGGTAATCAAGTTTTTAATACCGCTACAAGTCCTCAATTTGGATTTGTTGGTAGCGGAAGCACATATAATTTTTTAGGGGCTAGTAATGCTTCAGGTGCAAATAATATTGGTCCCACATTAAATGCAGGAGGATATACAGGGCAAGATTTTTATTTGGCAGATGCCAATGGAAACTTTCCTAATACACCCACCAATACAAATGGTGTAGTAACAGGCTCAAGTGCTGATGTTAATTTAACACCCAATACAGGACCGGGTGATGTTACTATAGTAATTCCAAGAACAAGTGTTGCGTTTACAACCATAACGCTAAGAGTGTTTGGACCTCCGGGTGCGACTACTGCATGGGATGCAACAGTCAATTGTCCTGTGGCATTAACGCCAACTCCTATTTCTGCACCTAATTCAGATTGTAGTGTAGCTTCTTTCCCTGATACAGTTTACGCAGCACCCAACATAGGTGGAACACCGGGTAGCCCTGCAATAAATGAATTTGCTTTTTCCGATGCAAATGGCGAGATAGGATTTCCACCCGGAAATGATTATGTTATAAATCTAGGTGCATCAACTGCATTGATTGATATAGACCAAAACCATGTAATAACTTCTTATACTCCTTGTTAATATGCCAACTTATACTCCTATAACCGAAGAATTTAAAAGAACAATTACTTATAGTGAAGACTCACAAGGTTTTCCATCTTTCTATTCTTACAACCCTGATTATATTATTGGTATGAATCAGTTCTTGTATACATTTAAAAATGGAAATCTATATAGGCATAATACCAACGACACTAGGAATGAATACTATGGAGAACAGTTTCCGGCTCAAATTGAAAGTGTATTTAATGACCAACCGCTAGAAAATAAAATATTCAAAACCCTAAACTTAGAGGGAGATGATGCGTGGTCTGCAAAGTTTACATCAGACATACAGATATATGGAGAAATAGACGCAGATTACTTTGTGAAAAAAGAAGGAGCATGGTTTGCATTCTTAAGAAGCAACAGCCCTACGGGTGGTGTTGGTGCAAGTGCATCCATACCGGTGGGTGCAAATTTAAATTTAAGAAGTATAAATGGTATTGGTCAAAGTATAGATACAGACCAAACAGACCCTGCTGCTATATTTATATTATTTGATATAGATAAACCATTGGGGAGTTTATATAACTTGGGTGACTTTGTTTATTTTAAAAATGGTGCTGATATTATTTTCTTAGGAACGCTAGTAGGAACTGCAATGGACTCATCATTTACAGGCTCACCTCTTGCAGGTATTATTGTTAATAGTACCAACGCAGGAACATATCCTGCACCTCAACCAACAGCACCTCTTCCTATACAGATTGGGTCATTTTTCTTTACACTAAAGAATCCTGTCGCTGAATCACATGGTATACTCGGACATTATGGCATATTTCAATTAGAGATAGAAGCCAATACGGCATCAGAGTTATTTGTGGTAGAATCGGAGGTCATGAAATCTTTTCCTTAATTTTAGTATCTTTGTAATTAATATGGGTGTATTATCTTTGACTAAAAGAAAAAAAACTTATAGACCTGAACAGATTTTAAATGCAGTACATCATCACCGTGGATTATTATGGGAAAAGATAGAGGCATTTAAACACTTGATAAGCTCTGTAGATGGAACGGCTACTCATAAAATAGGTGAGCCGCAAGAAAAGTTAATGAAAAAATACTACCCATTAAAACATCATTTTGAAGGTGGTTTATACACAAGAGAGATATTTATGCCTCAAGGGCATATATGTGTTTCTTTTATTCATAAACAACAACACCCTTCTTTTTTAGTCAAGGGTAAGCTTTCATATTTAAATGATGAAGGTGAAGTAAAAGACATTGAAGCACCTCATACGGTTTTTACACAAATAGGAACTCAAAGAGTGTTTTACATACATGAAGATACCACTTGGATTTGCGTCTATAAAACAGATGCAGACAATGTGGAGGATGCAGAAAAAGAAATTTACGCAGATTCATTTGTGGAACTGCCAAAAGAAATTATAAATAAAGCTTTAGAATTATGTCAGGATTAGGAGCAGCCGGAATAGCGGCAATAGTAAGTGCAGGAATTGGTGCTACCGGAGCAGGTATATCTTTTGCTCAAGGAGCTAAAGCCAAAAGAGCTGCAAGAGATGCTGAGAGTAAAGCTGCAGAAGCTATGCGTTTGGCAAGAAAAAGACTAGAGATTAATTATCTAGATGAATTAGCAATACAAAAGGAACCATATGAATTAGCTCGTGAAGCAGCACTTCAACAGGGAGCAACAGCATTAGAAGCCGCAAGAGAAGGAGACCAAAGAGGTGTCGCTGCTACTGCCGGAAGATTAGAAGTTGCTCAAGATGCCGCACAAGGACAGATAAGAACTCAAATGGGTAAAGAGATGTCAAATCTAGATAAGTTGGTTGCCGAAGAAGATGCTAGACTAAGAGACCTCAATGTTCAACTAGACTTAGGAGAGGTTCAAGGATTTCAAGCTCAAGCCGCAAATCAAGAAGCGTTAGCTAATAAGGCAATGATGGAGGGATTTCAAGGAGCAGCTAATGCTTTAACATCAGCAGCTCAGATAGTACCTCTTTATTCACAAAATTTAGATGCTCAACAAATGGCTATTGGAGATACAGTCTATACAGCAGACCAAACACAAGCCTTAAAAGATAGTGGTACTGTTGACTTTACTATAAGAGAGGGAAAATTTCTACCCGGTTTATTTGGAGACAAAGTAAAAAAGAGTATAGACCTTACTGACCAAGATTTAGTTTCAAACCTAGATACTCGTACCTTTAGAAAATTAGGTAGAAATTTAAGTAATGAACAAAGACAAAATTTAATGGGTACTAATTTCTTACAAACATATAATCTTCAGCAAAACTTAGGAGTTGGAGACCCAAATAATCCTGCACAAACTTCAACGCAATTAAAAATTCAACAAGCAAAAGCTTCAGGGGATGAGAGATTTATGAAAACAATTACCAAAGATGGTAAACAGGAAAAAGTTCTTATGACTGATGAAGAAATAAAAAAAGTTTTAGGTTTATCGTAATATGAGCACAGGATACGGATATGTAGACAGACAGGTAGATAGTCAAATAGATTGGTCAGCAGTCGCATCGGTCTTTACAGATACTCTACAAGCAGAAATTGCAGGAAGACAAGCAAAAAAAGACGAGCTTGACAAAGCAGCTCGTGAAATGCAAGAACGACTTGCTAATGCCCCTTCAGGTACTTATACTGAAGCAAATGAGTTTGCTGCTCAATTTGCGGCTGATGGTTCTGCTGCTATGTTGGCAGCCAATCGTGCTTTGAAAGCCGGTCTTTTACAACCTAGACAATACTCTTTAATAGCAGCCAATCTAAATGATTCAACCGACAAGATTTATGGTATGGCTAAAAAATACGAAGAAGTATATAAGCTTAAAATGGAAAGGCAAAAAAATGGTGAATCTCAAGCATATGAAGGATGGGAGATGGACCAAATAGGAGGTCTTTATAATATCCAAAACACAAAAGCATTAATTAATCAGAACAATGGTATGGTTTCTATTGGTCATTGGGAAGATGGAAAAATGGATGGAGACCCAAATCAATTTATGACTGTCAACCAAATGACTGCCGCACTAAATTCTCAATATGATAATTTTGATTTACAAAAAGCTATCGAAACTGACAAGTCAAGACTTGGTATAATAGATTCACTAAAAATGCAGTATGGTGGCGAGGGAGATTTAGAGTACCTAATAAAAACTAGGTCCCAAGGCGGCAAGTATGGTGATGAAGAAGAAATAAAATTATACCAACAATGGAGAGATGAAACCACAGCAAGATTTATGGTGAATGAATGGGATGTTGTATCTATTTTAACTGACGAAGGCTTGATGGCTCCCAACGGTCAACCATATACTTTTAGTAAAGACCCTGCAGCCAAGAAGGATGATAATATAATATTTATTGATACATCAAAATCTGCTAGAGGAGTACCTGTTTTAACTGAAAAACAAAAAGAGGCAGCAAAAGAACACATCAAAGGACAAATAGATGCTTCAATAAATAAAGAAATAACTACTTCAACAAGTAGAAGAGGTTTCGAACCTGAAAGTAAAGTGAACAGAGATGCTCAACGAAAAACATACACAGAGTTGGCAAAATTATATTACGATGATAATGCAGGTATTGAGTCGACTCTTGGGTTTGTCAAAGACCTTAATAAAGACACTAAAGACCCCTCATTGATTATAAACTATATAGATAGAACTTCCAAGGGTGTAAGAGTACAGTTTGCTGACGGAAGCACAGAAACTGTTAATTTTAAAACAGCAGATAATCAGTTGAAAGACATGAGAGAGTTTGTAACGGAACTTATTAATAAAGTTAAAATTACTGACAATGTGGGAGATGTATTAAACCAAGGACTTAATATACCAAGACTTAAAAATGAAACTGATGCACAATATAAAGAAAGAATTTCATTCAACGAAACAGGAATAGGAAGAACACAAAAAATCAGGGAGGATGGTGAGTCCCCTGCTCAAACTTATAGAAGAGCATTTGTGGATACTGCGACAGCACAATACGACCCTGCTGAAATGGCTAACGATAGTGGAAATGTAGATGGAAGGCTTACTAATTTATTAGTAGAACTAAGATTGCCCGGCTATACAGTAGATGATGGGGAAGTCAAAGACCCTGATGGCAAAATCATTGCAACATATGAAAGTGATGATGCTGATTCTATAGCGGCAGCTCTTGATTTATTAAGCGATGAAAGTGAGAGTGTATTTGCCTCACAAGATATCACAGACCAAAAAAACCAAGTTAGTGGTATGGGAAGAAAAGAGACTATATTCTTCGGACAAGAGTTTAATGATGATTTCATAACAACCAATAACCCTGATGGAAGTTTTAGCGGTTTTTAAATAAAGAAAAAGGATGAATGAAGAAGCGTTTTCACTATTATATAATCACGCAGTCAGTCAGGGATATAGAAAGTCTCGTGAAGAATTTCTTGAGCTTCTTAACTCCAACAAAGAGGCTTTTGATTTAAGTTTTCAGTTTGCCGTAGATGAAGGGTATCAAAAAAACCAAGAAGAATTTGCCAAGTTATTAGGTGTAACTATACCACAGGAGGTTCCTGTAGTAGATAATACAATACAAAACCCACAACTACAACCGGAGATAGTGGAGGTTGCTCAAGACAATACTCGTGTCAACCTTGCTCCTGAGATGAAATTATATCCTCAGATTCCCGGGTACCAACCACCGGGATTACCTGATGATTTTCCTACTCCTGAAGAATTTCAACAAGCTCAATTTAGAGATGCTGAAGAAAGATTTCTAGCAGAGCAAAAAGCAAGAGAAAGAGAGCTTGAAGAAAAATACACAACTGAACAAGCCAATATAGAAGTTGTTCAATCACCTGATTTTCAAAGTGCTTTACTAAATACCAATGAAAGAATATTTGATGAATCTATAGAGTCAGGTGTGAGTTTTCTTAATAATCAGTTTGAAGATTATAATTTTATATTTAAGGTGGACGAGGGGTTTTTTGATGATGAAATAACTGTGATGGCAGAGAATGGAAACTCTTTGCAATTTGATACCGATGAACTAGAAGCGGCTAAGAACTTTATGAAAGAAAATGCCACTCCTAAAAAAGAAGAAACAGAATATACAGACGAACAATACACCGCATTGAAGGTAATGAATATGCGTAAAGGAGGTTTGTTAGACAATGGTAGAGTTGAGGCATATGGTTGGGAGACCAAACAAGAAGGTGGCAAGACTATAGTATATCCAACTCTGTTTCCTAAAAGCCCTGATTCTAATTACGGAACTAGAAGAGCATATTGGTTAAAACTTTCAGGTGATGAAGCTTTAGAAGAAGCTAAAAAAAGAAACGAAGTATATTCATTCGACAATCCTAAAGAAGCGAGAGACTTTGTAAATGGTAGTTGGAAAGACGAAAACACTTTCGAATTATATAGTAGAGAATATTTTGACAAAAATGCTGATGGTATAGACTATAAGACTTACAAACAAAAGTTTGATGAGTACGAAAAAATCATGAATACTTTGGAGACATTTGAAGAGCTAGGCATAGAGTCAGGTTTGGATATAGAGGATGCTGAAGATAAGTTAGACGAAGAAAGCATTGAGCTACTAAAAGATAGCAACTACTTTGTTGACGGCAAACAAGTTCGTGTTACAAAAGATATTATTGAAGCACTTGAAAAAAAGGCTGATGAGTTGAGTGTGGTAGTTCAAGATGAAGATTTAGTAAAAGTCAGAGAGGACATAGATTTAAATTACCAAAAATATTGGCGTGACAAATCAATAAGAGCTGCTAGAGAAAATCAAAAAATGATTGAGGCTCAAGACGCACTACAAGTTGCATCATTAAATAAATATGGCGTAAGAGTTGAAAACTTAGCGGACCTAGATTTACAGATACCCGAAGAAATAAATGACGCTAGAGCTTTGCAATTATCTTATGAAGCAGCAGCCGCAGATAGAAGAATGGCTGCTCAACAATTTGAGATTGCTAATATGTGGTATAACAACAAGTTTGATAAAAGTGTATACAGAGAATGGGAAGAAGGTTGGTCTGCAGTTACTAACGAATGGGATAAAGGTTGGGCTCGTGGAGAAGCTGCTGACATAATTCTACAAATGGGACTTGGCTTAGAAAACAAAGACAGTAAGGCAATGGCTATAGAGATTTCCAAAGCCCTTGCTGAATCTAAAAGAGGAGGTCAAGCTCGTGTATTAAATAGGTGGCAAAAAGCAAGAGGAGGTTTATTTGGTAGAGAAACCTTGCAAGTCCTTAAAGAAAACCCTCTTGATTTAGGTATGCAGTTCATGGCTTATAGTTTAAGTCAAATGCTACCGTATGGGTTTGAACTATTAGCAACAAATGTTGGTATTGGTACAACAACAGGAGCCACAATAGGAGCAACGGGAGGTACAGTAGCTGTACCGGGAATAGGAACCGGAGTCGGAGCTATAGGTGGTGGAATAGTAGGTTTCAAAACCGGACTTGCTACCGGAGGTTATATGATTGGACACGCTATGGAGTTTACAAATGCTATCATTGATACGGCTGAAGCTTATGGTTATGATATGACTAATCCTGATGATGTAACAAAAGCATTAGTCAATGAAGATGTATGGGGCGAAGGTGCAGCATTGGGACACAAAAGAGGTATTCCAATTGGTATAGTGAATGCTTTGTCTTTTGGGTTAGCAGGTAATGTAATTAAAGTTGGAAGAACAGCAAGTGGGGCTTCAAAAGCCGGAGCATTCCTGTTGGAAAGGGTAACTTTTGACCCTGCCATGGAAGCCACGGGTGAATTTTTAGCTCAGGTAGTTGCCGGTCAAGACCTAGATGGTAAAGAAATATTTGCTGAAGGTTATGGTGGATTGTTTAGTAATGCACCTGCAGCAGCAGTTAGCGGTTTTTTTAATACTTATAACAACAGAACTTCAAAGTTATCAAAAGACTTGTCCACACCTAAAGGTATGCTTGAAGAATCTTATGGAGCTTCTGATACTAGAATATATGATTGGACCAAGAGGATGGTAAAGTTGAAAAAAATATCACCTGAGCTTGGACAGAAAATAGAACGCCAACTTGGTAACAAACAGACAGCAAAAGGACTTCTTGAAGGTGAGAAAATTAAAAATAGAAAAACAGCAACGCTAGAAATAATGCGTTTGCTTGATGAAAAAAGCAAGTTAACTAACACACCGGTAAGAAAAAAAGCATTCAAGACAAAAATAAAAGAGATTGATGCTCGTATAGCAGGTATTGCAGATGGTAGTATCAAAGTGGAACCTACCAAGAAAACAGCACCAACATATCTGATTGGTAAAGAAAGTTTTGAAACCAAGGATAAGTTCATGGAAAAAATAAATGCCTTGACTCCTGAAGAAATAAACAATACTGAAATATTCATTGGTAATGACAATGAAACTGCATTAGAGGTAAATGAAATCTTTAATGTAAAAAGAGATAGTGAAGTAGATGGAAAACCAAAAGAAGCATCTACTGTGACTACTGAGACTGCTGAGAATCTAGAAGTTGGGGTTACACCTTTGTCATTTACTCAGTCTAATAAGACTAGCAATTTTACTTACGAAGAAAATATAACTGATGAAACCAAGACAGATGATGAACAGACCACGGGTGTAAAAAAAGTTACTTTTGATTTTACAAAGGAAAGCAAAAAAACAAAAAAGAAAAGGAAAGGAAAAGGAGCCTCTGTTCCTATAGAAGAAACAAGATTTAAAAACTTCAAAGATGTTATTATAAAAAAAGAAAATTTAGAGGACTTTGATATTGAGGTTAAAGAAGTTAAAGTTGTGCCTAAAACAACAAAGGCTGCGGCAGCAGGTAACACTATATTCAAGTTAAAAATTAAAAAGAAATCTGATGCAAAGGGTGGGTTTGCCCCATCAGTTGAACAAACTATCGTTATAACCCCTGAGGATTTGGCAGAAGTGTCTACAACTACTGAGGAAAATATTAATCCTGAAATAGAAAATGAAATTAACGCACTTGAAGAGTTGTTTCAAAAGAATAATCCACAGTTTTCAATAACATCTCCTAAAACTCGTAATCAAAGAATAACACAATTAAAAGAGGAGGCTATGGCTCAAATGGAGGCGATGGAAAATGTTCAAGATGAAGCATTTGAATTAACTGAACCTGCTCCTGATGTTCCTATAATTCCTATAGAAATAACAGAGAACACAAAACTAGCCAATAAAGTTCCTAGGATTCCTTTAGATGATATTATTGGTAAGAAAGCAAACTTTTTAATGGCAGACCAATTAAAAGTGGATGAAAAAAACAAACTCTATGGCGGTCCGTTTTTTGGTTTAACAGATAAAAATTTTGGCAAAGTAGCTTGGGCATCTATAAATAAAAGTGCGGTTGCAAAAATAGTAAATGGTGCGATAGACTCAGATATATCTATAGTGTTTAATATGGATAAATCATCCATGGACTCTAATGTAGTTTTGACAGACATAACTATAGATAAAATAATTGAAAATCCTAGGATTAATAATGAAGAGATTATTGTAGATATAAAAGATAGGTTAAAAAATGTGGTAGCAAGTATTATACCAAAATTAAAAGGGTCAGATTATCATATAAAAGCAAGAGCAGAGTTTTTAGAAGACCTTGATAAAGTCAATACACTCGAAGATTTAAAAAAGTTCTTTTCTGAAGATGTAACAAACACAGAATTTAGAGGGAAAGCAATTAGACAGATAGTAGCAAGTAGGGAGCAGTCTATGAATATACCTCTAAAAATCAAAATGGATAATGCAGGACTTTATATAGAAGATATAAGGGCTGAAATTAGAGAACGCTTTACAGATAATTTACCCAAAGGTGCTATGACTGTGGTTGTTGAGATACAAGACAAACAAGGAAATAAAATAACTGAAGCCACAAGAGACCAAGCCATAATAGATAGAAAAGAACAAAAAGAATTAGGTCTCACGCCTCATCCCAACTATCCGTTCTTTATTAGAGGTAAAGTTGTGGGTATTTTAGAAGAAACCGTACCGGTATATACTGTAGCAGAACCTCTTGTTAGTAAGTTAGCCGATAAGGTTTTTGATAGAACCTCATTTAAACAAGCAAAGTCTGATATTCTAAGAAGTCTACAGACGACCGCTAACGAATCTTTTGAATTAATTCCTCCTACACAAACCAAGTATCAGCAACTTATAAATCTTTTGAGCAGAGCTTTCCCCGGAGTAGAAGTGGTGTCTAGTCGTGAAGCTTTTGATGCTATGTTAGAGAACGCTTATGCAAAAGGACTTGTAATAAAATCACAAATAACAGATGGAGGAACTGTATATGGTGCTGTCATAGATGGAAAGGTATTTTTAAATCCAAAACATCAAAGTATGAATGCTGCCATACACGAGTTTGGTCACATATGGCTAAACACAGCTAAGACTGCACGACCTGATTTATATAAAAAAGGATTGGAGCTTGTGTCAGATAGTCAGTATATAGATGATATTAAAAATGATACATCTTACCAAAGAATTATAAAAGAAATGCAGAAGGAAGGTAGAAGTCAGGAAATGATAGACAACTTCATAAAAGAAGAAGCATTAGCTACTGCTATAGGAGATAAAGGAGAGGCTTTTATACTAGCGTCTAAAGAAAAAGGCTTTAAGGTTTGGCTAAAAAAATTATTCAATTACATAAAATCCTTGATGGGTTTGTCTAAAAAAACCAAGAAAGATATTACCAACATGACAATGGATGAGTTTGTGGAAGGGGTTGTTGTTGATTTGCTTTCAGGAGAACCTGTGTTTGCAGGATTTGAAGCTAATAATTTAGAGAATACATTTCAAATGATGGCTAAGAAAGATGCTAAGAAATCTACCATGGCTGACATAATTGAGACAGCACGACAGTTGGAGATATCTGATGCTGCAATAAGGCTATATTTAAGAAAGCAAGGTTTCAAAGTTGCCGAAATAAACGAGGCAATGAAAATAGACACGGACCTTTTTAGTAGTGTGCCTCAAATGTTTGGGAACATAAAAGGTGGTATGAGTGTTGGAATGCAGGTGTTCGGTAGAGTTATGACTCAGGTTAAGAAGTTTGCTAAGAAAAAAAATAGCACTCTGTCGGAAGTAAGAGCCAAAGCTCAGGAGATTTTAAAACAACAACCTGAGTTTCAAGAACTCAATAAAACACTACAAGATGATTTACTTGTTGCCCTAGATAAGCAGTTGGCTATTCAAAAGAATCTTGAGATAGCCAATGATATCAAGAACATGAAGGAAAGAACAAGGCAACAAAAACTTGGGGCTAGACAATTGAGTGACTTACAAAGGCAGATGAAAAGTTTTATATTCAAGAATATGCCAAAGACCAAGTGGACTTCTCCACAAGTAAAAAAGTTTTTAAACAATATAGCAGACGCTAAGTTCTATAAAGATTTCTATACTGTAAAACAACCTGATGATATCAGAATGGTTTTAGATAATGTAATCCAAATGATTAATAAGCAAAACACTAGAGATTCATTTAGTGTTTTCGACAAACTACTTGGAACCAAACTTAAAGTAAAGGCTAGTGCAAGATTTAAAGGAAAGTTTTTACCCAACTTGCAGGATGCTATAAATAAATTAAAGAACAATATCATAACCACCAACCCAACAAATGAAGAAGATGTAACTACCATTAACAATAAAATTACAGAACTTAGAAAAGAGTTTGACAAGATTAAAAACAAGAATGTATATTCAGTAGATGATGAAATCAATCTTGAAACTCTTCAAATAGCCATACTGTATAACGAAGCAAGGTTGATGGAAGACACAAACCCACACAAATCTTCCACACTAGATGAGGCGTCTACATTGTTAAAAGAACTTTTTGTTCAGGGTCGTCAAGATTTCAAGGCTGATATGGAACAAAGAAGGTTGAGGTACAATGAGCAAAAAAGAAAATTATATAAAGATGTTTCAGGGCTTGACAATGATTTTAACGACAAGAAAGAAACCAATGATGCACTTAGAAAACTAAACAACATATTAAAAAGGATTGACAACAAAACTTTAACTAAGTACGCCAATAAATTAGCTGCTGCATTCAAAAGCTTTTTTGCCGGAAACTTTGGTATAGATGTTCTCACAGAACAAATATCTAGGGAGTCGACTGATATATATAGTACAGAGGCAAACAAGTTAATATACGACCCTATATATAGAGCTAGGCTTGAAAGAGATAAAGGCGTGGTTTATATGCAAGATTTAATTCGTTCCAAAATGGAAGAGTATTTTGGTAGAAATTACGAATTAACATTAGATGACTTCAGTAAAGTCACAATTAATTTCGAAGCCAATCCAAAAAGGGCTGCAGAAATAAAACAAAAACTAGAAACCCTTGACAAAAAATCCATAGAGTTTCAGGAGCTTACAAACGAATTGAATGATATGACTATTCAACTCACACAAAATCAAATGTATTATATATATAATCAAGGATTAGATACTGCTAACCACCCGGGTCTTCAAAACAATGAGTTACTACTAGACAGTCAATTTGATTTGAATGAATTGCTAAAACAAATAGATGCAAAATTAGACCCAAGAATAAGAAGATGGGCAGAGTGGCAGGTGCAAGAGTTTTTCCCTAGTGTATACGCAAGATATAATTCTGTGTATAAAGATGTATACAGAACTAATATGCCATGGAACAGTAAGTATGCAGGAAGACTTCAAAGAACTTTAGACCAAGAAGAAGTAGGTATCTTGGATTTAAAAGATATGAATAACAAAAAATATCAAACAAATATTGGTGGTCAATCTACTATAGCAAGAATAAACAATGCATCACCTATACAGTTTGTTGATGGAAACCAACAGTTGAGAAGATATATTCAAGACATGGAAAACTTCAGAGCTTATGCTATACCACTTAGAGATGTTAATAAATTACTCAATGAACCTCTCATAAAACAAGCAATGAATTACAAGGTTGGGTTTGATATACATAATATGATTTATCAAAATCTACAAATGGTAGCCAATCCTTATGGTAAAAGGTCTACAGGACCGGTAGATAAAATGTTTGATAAATTCTTTGACATCACTTCGGGGTTATATATATACAAAGCTTTGGCTGCCAACCCAACAATTATGCTGAAACAGTTCTCATCTTCAATGGCTTTTGCGGATTATATAGGTTATAGAAATTGGTTTACTTATGGTACAAAAGAGTTAAGAAATGGAATAGGTACTTGGAATAAAACATGGCAAGAAATGTACAAGAACTCGCCTACCTTACAGCAAAGATATACAAGAAGGGATTTCGCTAGGATGTTTGAGGGGTATAATCAAAGACCAAGTAAAAGTTTCTTTGACAAGCTTAATGTAAAGGTCCCAAAAAATATAAACGAAAAGTTAAGTCGTAAAAAGATTGACCTTGCTCGAGTGGTTGATGCATTAATGTGGTTTGTTAAATCAGGTGATAAAGGTGGTGTTATGGGTAGCATACCTGCATACAGTTATTTCAAAGACCAATTCAAAAAAAACAATCCAAATTCAACAGACCAACAGGCAATAGATTTTGCATTAGACAAAGTAACCAAACAAATAATAACTACTCAGCAAGATTTTGATGCACTCAACAGAGACGCATATCAAAACAATAGATATATGAGATTGTTTCAGTTGTTTACATCCTCGCCTAGAGCTTTGCTAAGGAGAGATATACAAAACATGGTAGGGTTGTACACTAAGATGATTAAGCTAGACCCAAACGCAGGTAAGGGTTCGCTAGGTCAGAACTTAAGAGGTGTGTTTACTTATCACTTGTTGTTACCTTTGACATTCCAATTCATTGCATCAGGTTTCCCCGGTATAGCACGAGAGTGGAGAGACGAAGATGATTTTGATTTTATTAGGTCAGCTCTATTGGGAACTTTCAATTCAGCTTTTATAGTCGGTGACCTTTTAACTTATATATTTGATTCGATGTCCAACAAGCCTTGGGCAAAACCAATACGAAACATACCTATCCTTGACCAACTTAAAGCTGTCAATGATGACTACACAAAATATAAGAATGCAGGGTCAGAGGCAACTGCAGAGAAATATCAATTCAGAACAATGGTCAAGTTGGCTGAACTGTTTGGTGTACCTGCTAACAACTTTGCTAAGTTCTATGAGAATTATTCTAAAATATTATTTGGTGATGTGAAGAATCCCGGAGAGGCTTTCTTGAGAATGTTTAACTATTCGGAATATCAAATTTATGGTTACGAAGAATTGAAACGAAGAGCAAACACAAAGACATCTTCTTCAAGACGAACAAAGAGAAAAAGAAAAAGATATTCTAAAAAAGAAACAGAAGAATTTGATTGGTTACAGTAATGCCGTTTAGAAAAATAGGAAAAAATAAAAATCAGAGTCCGAGTGGTAGGATATTCACAGACGCACAAGTCAGGTTGTATTATGCTACAGATGGATTCAAAAAAAAATCCCCTAGAAAACCTAGGGGACTCAGACCATCTAAAAGATACGGAGGTTAAGCTCTCTCAAAGTATGAGTTTGCTCTCCATCCTCCACAGTTCCAACTATCCATGTGTTTACCGTTGACAATCGCTGTCAAATGGGATGTGGTGTGTATGATGTACCTGCCCCTTGGTTTAGCAGGGAAGTGTCTAACCTCATAAGTTTTATTATTGTCGTTACGCATGGGTCTTCTTTTTACCCATCCATGTGACTCAAGAAATTTTGTATAAGTTTGTTCTTGATTGGGAAGAAACATAGTTTCTTTAGACTTGTCCAATAGACCATTGAATACTGTTTTATAATCCATACCTGTTGCGTGTACAATAGCACGGATTACACAGTCGTCTGTCTGAACATTCTTTTTTGTTCTTTGTTTCTTAGGGAAAATCTTTTCCCTTGGGTTTGATTTTACAAATGTATTCATAGTGTTTTGATTTTAAAATTTGAACAAAGATACGAAAAAAATTCGACATATCCAAATCCTTCCTGTTGGCTAATAAAATTTGAAGTAACGAAAAGTCTTTTGCTTTGGAT